CCCCCAGGGGAGCGCGTGTCCTTGCGGACACACAAGCGCAGACGTTTTTCGGGGTAGGAACTCGACAGCAGGGAGGTTTTGTGTCCATGGCAGCACGGTTGAAGGGGCGGTTGGTGCGTGAGGTTGAGGTGAACCTCGGCGCCGTGTGGTCGTCGAGAGGGTGGCCGGCGCGCGGAACATTCCGCGTCGAGATCGGCGAGGACGGTGTGCGTGCGCGCTACGGGCGCGGTCCCTGGTACTCGCTGAGTTGGGCAGAGCTTCTGCCGAACCTGTCCGGTGAAGGTGTGGGGCGGATCGAACGAGTAGAGGAGCAGGACGACGTGGGCAAGAACTACAGACGTTGGTTGGTTCAGTACGCAATCCATGTGGGCGTCGCGATCGCAGCGAAGCGGCGCGCGGAGTTACAGCGCGGCGAGGTCACGCTCGAAGAGATCCGCAGCGAGATGGATGACCTCGGGTTGCTCGACGGCGTGGAGCGCGCGGGTGATGTGTGGGCGCTCGACATCGTGCGCCTCGGGCCGTTCACTGCCGGAGATCAGTCCGGTGTGTACGTACTCGAGACAGGCATCACGCCCGAGGACTTCCCTGATCCGGGTCAGCCGCCGCCCACGTTCGATCCGCCGCCAGTGGAAGAGGAGCCCGTCGTAGAGCAACCTCGCCCGAAGAAGGGGGCGAAGTAGCCGTGGCCGAGCGGAAGCAGCCGATGATGTGCGAGCACTACGGATGGGCGCCCGGAGCGAACAAGCCCACGTGCGCTCGCGGCATCAACATCCGCGAGCACGTCGGCGGTCCCGAGTTCCGCTGGCTCGCTCGCACACCGTGCGTCGTCAGTGTGCTGTCGAAGGACCCTGTGGCGTGCGACCAGCGCAACCTGCTCACGCAGCGCGAGCTCGTGCGGCGCTTCTTCAAGGACGAGCCATGACGATGCACGAGTGGCGCGTTGCGTACGCAATCCACATCGCCGTCGCGTTGTGCATGCGACGCGGTGCGTTCCACTGGGGCGAGGTCGTCGCCGAGATGTGTGAGGACGATCTCTGCTCCGGGGAGCGCATGGAGCTGTGGGAGATCGAAGCATCGCGGAAGGGACCGTTCACACGTCAGCCGGGTACAATGAACACGATGATCTTCTGGGGCTGGCCCGTCGAACCCGCGGAGTACCCGCATCCCGGCGCGCCCCCTGACGAGTTGGAGGAGCTGTGACATCGCACTTCTGGCACATCCGAAGCGCCATGCTCGAGCACGTGAGCTTCGAGCGCGGCCCGCTCGACTGCGAAGGCAACTGCTGGGTCTGGACTGGCTCGCAGAACGGCAACGGCTACGGACGTCTGATCCTGCCGCGCGAGAACGGGAAGCAGTCCTACGAGATGGTGCACATCCTGTCGTACCGACTGTTCCACGGCATCGTGCCCGACGGACTGGTCGTCGATCACAAGTGCCGAAACAGGCTGTGCTTCAACCCCTCGCACCTCGAAGCGGTGACGCCGAAGGTCAACACACTGCGCGGCGAAGGACCGAGCGCGCACAACGCCCGCAAGACGCACTGCATCCGCAATCACCTGCTGCCGGAGAAGCGCTCGAAGCGCGGTGCTCGCGTGTGTCTCGAGTGCAAGAAACTCTACGAGCGTGACCGCGCACTCGACCTTCCCGGTGTCGCGCTGTGAGTCGCTGCCACGGATGCGTGCACGGGCTGCCGTTCGTGCAACACCGTACCGGGGCAGCGACGTACTTCCGCTCGGTGGGCGGGCGGCTGTGCGAGTCACCGGATCAAGTTGAATCCCGCTGGCACTTCCAGACGGCAGCTCTCGCGCGCTTCGCCGAGAGCGACATCGTTCGCAAGATGTTCCCGAGTGACCTGCTCACGTATGTCTCGACACTCGCGACGAGCACAACGCTCGTGACCGAAGAGTTCGTCGACGCGCTCATCGCACTCGCATACGTGATGCAGGATGACACCGGGTTCACGAAGGTGCTGCACGAGTACGTCGACGACGCACGCCGTCAGTGGGCGCGCGAGAAGGTTGAACGCGAAGCAGGCATCCGTCGTCCCTTGCCTCGTCTGTAGCGCAAGTGTAGCGTGCCCTCCATGAACAACATCGAGAGAGGCGAGGCAGCGGTGCGTGAGCTGCTCCTCGCAATCGGCGAAGACCCGGAGCGCGAAGGACTGAAGGACACACCACGGCGTGTGGTGAAGGCGTTGCGCGAGATGACCTCGGGCGAAGAGGACAACGTCGCCGCGCTGCTCAAGGTCTCGTTCGACGGCGGCAGTTACGACGAAGTGGTCTCGCTCGCAGGCATCCCGTTCACGTCCACCTGCGAGCATCACCTGCTGCCGTTCACCGGGTTCGCAGGCGTTGCGTACCTCCCAGGGAAGGTCGGCTCGAACTACCGCGTCGTCGGACTCTCGAAGCTCGCGCGCGTGGTCGATGTGTTCGCGCGCCGTCTCCAGTTGCAGGAGCAGATGACGACGCAGATCGCGGACGCGCTGCAGAAGCACCTGGACCCGCGAGGCGTCGCCGTGCTGCTCGAAGCGGAGCACACCTGCATGTCCTGCCGCGGAATCAAGAAGTCCGGTGCCGTCATGCGCACGAGCGTCATGCGCGGCATCTTCCAGCACAACCACGCAGCGCGCGCCGAGGTGCTGCAGATGTTGCGGAGGCCGTGATGGTGAAGCTCCCTGTGGTGACGACCGATGCCTACGTGCACTCGGTAGGGACCGAGTTCAAGGCGCTCCCTGAGATCTACCAGGTCGAGCTCACCAACCGTTGCAACCTGAAGTGCCCGATGTGCCTGCGCACCACGGACATGGAACGCCCCGACGGTCTGCTCGATCTCGAGCTCCTGCGCGCGATGATCGCGCGCGGTGACTTCGGGGGCAGCTTCTACACCGAGCTTCAGATGGCAGGGGAGCCGACGCTGCACCCGCATCTGCACGACGCGATCCGCATGCTTCGTGACGACGCCGGAGTGATGACAGGGCTGAGCACGCACGGGCTGCTCATCGGCAAGAAGCAGGGCGTCACCGAAGCGCTGCTCGATCTGGACGCGCTCACCATCAGCGTCGACTCGGTGCGCCCCGAGGTCTACCACCAGCTCCGCTACCCCGCGCAACTGCCGCAGCTCATGGCGGCGATCGAGACCTTCGTGCTCGCGTACCGCACGCGCCGCGATGCAGGCCACGACGTTCCGTTCGTCGAGCTGCAACTCGTGGACACCGACGTCGTCGGCACGCGCGCGGATGTCGAAGCACTCACGGACATCGTCGCCGTGCGCAACTGGGGCGACGTCGTCACCATCCGCACGACCGCGGACTGCTTCTCGGAGATGAGCGGGCGCGCGGACGAGGGCAGCAAGCCGCGCAACGCGGAGCTCTGCATCAACCCGTTCGCGAGCGTGAGCGTTGCGCAGGACGGCACGGTGCTGTCGTGCTGCTTCATCTTCGACCCGACGCCAGAGAGCCCGAACGTCTACGGGAACCTGCGCGACGCATCGCTCGCAGAAGTGTGGGCAGGGCGGCGCGTGAAAGAGCTCCAGAGCTCTCATCGGAGCGGCGAGTACGTCGGCCAGTGCCGCACGTGCTACCTGCGCTCCCCGATGTCGATTCACCTGAACATCGTGTCGCGGATGGTGCAGCGGCGCAGGAAGACGAAAGCGGTGAAGTGATGCAGCTCGAGGTCAAGAAGAAGGTCGTCATCGCCGCACTCGATGTGGTCGGGTTCCACGGATGGCCGAGTGCCCCGGCCGTCGTCGGGTATCTCGCAGACATGCACCGTCACGTGTTCAAGGTGCGTGTCGAGTGCACGGTCACGGATCCCGACCGCCAGGTCGAGTTCCACATGCTGAAGCGCCGTGCGTTCAAGCTCCTGTGCGAGCTGTACCTGCCAGAGAGTGCGGACCACCTGGAGCTCATGCTCGGCGCGCGTTCGTGCGAGCAGATCGCGCTCGACCTCTGCGCTGCGTTCAAGATGGACACAGCAGGGCCGTGGCCCATCTCCGCGATCGAAGTGTGGGAGGACGCAGAGAACGGCGCGCGCGTGGAGTTCGGATGAAGATCTGGATGTTCCCGATCGAGCCGCTCGAGGAGCGCTACAGCGCCGACTGGTACACCTGGTGGGTCGAGGAGCTCTCGCGCCTTCGCATGCACTGGGCGATGGTGGACGGCGGCAAGCTCACCGAGAAGATCGAGCAGGGTGAGTTCCTCGACGTGCTCGGCACCAACTACTGGAAGGCCACGCAGCTCTCGAACTTCATCGGCGCGCTGCACTCAGGCGACGTGAAGGACGGTGACTGGGTTGTGCTGCACGACGGATGGAACCCTGCCGTCGAGCAGCTCGCCTACATGCGTGACCTCGGCAAGGTGAAGTTCAAGATCGCCGGGCTGTTCCATGCAGGCACCTGGGATCCGCACGACTTCATCACCAAGCCCACGCGCATGTGGGCGCAGCGTGCGGAGCGGTCGTGGGCGCACATCTACGATCGGATGTTCTTCGCGACCGAGTTCCACAAGAAGCTCTTCATGGACTACGTCTGCAACGGGGACTGGGAGCGCAACCGTGTCGGCCCGCAGCTCCGTGTCACAGGGTTCCCGCTGTTCGTCGACGGGCTGAAGAAGCACCGCGAACCGTGGGTCTCGCGCGAACGCATCGTGGTGTTCCCGCATCGCCTCGCAGCCGAGAAGCAGCCCTGGCAGTTCGAGCACATGAAGTACCTGTACCAGCAGCGGTACGGGAACGACGGCACACGCTGGACACGCACGAAGGAGGTGTGCGCGTCGAAGTCGAGTTACTACGCACTGCTCGGCAAGTCGCGCGTCGCAGTGAGCTGTGCGTTGCAGGAGACCTGGGGCATCGCGATGCTCGAGTCGCTCGCACTCGGGTGCCATCCCGTCGTGCCCGACGCGCTCAGCTACAAGGAGACGCTGCAACACTTCCCGCGCTACCCGGCTGACGACCTGGAGCGCGCCGTGGACCTGATCCACGAAGGTCTGAACGCAGCCGAGGCAGCGCCGTACGCGACGCGCATGTGGGATCAGTCGATCGAGAACATTGTGAAGGAGTTGACGTGATGGGGCACCCGGCAGGCATCGCAGCGAAGGGCGTCTGGTTCGGTACAGAGATCGAGGGCTACCACTTCGGTGAGCCCGCAGTGTTCCTCGCGCGCAAGCCGACACTCGTCGAGTCCGCTGCGATGATGCACCGCAACTTCGACGTCGTGTTCCTCACCGAGGACTTCGAGGACTGGGACTGGCTGAAGACGTCCAGCCTGCTCGAAGCTGTGGACATGGGGGAGGTCACGATCTCCTGCGGCCGCTACACGAAGCAGCTCGATGCGTTCTTCGCGCTCCCCAAGGAGATCACCGAGCGCGTCGAACTTCTCGTGCGCGTGTTCGACTCGCCGTGGATCAAGCTCCTGCGCCCTAACGATCAGGTCTCGGTCGGCGTGCCCTACGACATGAGCACGTTCGCCGTGCACGACGCAGTGGTGACGGTGCCCGAAGACTACAAGGGCGACGAGGAGGTCTGACGTGCTGCTGGGCAAGAAGATCATCGCGCTCACTGGCGCAGAGAGCACAGGGAAGAGCACGCTGGCGCACATGCTGGTCGGGAGGCTGCGGACGCACGGCGTGCGCGCTGCCCTCGCAGCGGAGCCGGGCAGTGCGTTGCCCTTCGACCCGAAGCTGTTCGACACCGAGCCGCAGGCGCACACCTACGCGGCGATGAAGTCGTGGACGACGCTGTTCGAGGTGGCGTGTCGTCCGAACACGGACGTCATCATCGCCGACCGCACGCCGCTCGACTTCGTTGCGTACCAGGCAGTGAAGCACTCCGAGCACTTCAACACGCCTGTGCACCTGCGCCTGCGTGCGATGGCGCACGAGATGCTCCGCTCGTACGACCGCATCTACTTCATGCCGACTGAAGCGACGCCGTACGATGCCGACGGGTATCGTGCAGCGCTCGCCGAGAACAGTTGGCGCGCAGGGGTGTCCGATCATCTGCGCTCCGAGCTGAACGGCATTGCGCTCACACCCGGTGGCATCAACCTGCGCGAGCGGAGCGAGTGGGTGTGGCAGCACGTGCTCGCAGAGCTGCTCGGCAAGCACAAGGTGCGGCGCGTCTACCAACAGGTCGAGCAGTGGTTCCGCGAACGCGGATGGCGCGTGCTCGCAGTGCGGCCGCAGGGCTCGAACTCCCTCGTGCGCTTCCATCCCGCGAGCGACAACGACGACTTCGACGTCACGCTCATCGTCGACGGTGATGCGAACTACGCCATCGAAGTGCGTGCGGACTTCATCGCGCACAAGGAGCAGCTCGAGAACATCATCCAAGGCGATCTCGACATCCTCGTCACGCCGAAGGGCATGGCCTCACATGAAGTGTAGTCGCCGGGCTCGCTTCGAGAAGAAGATCATCACCTGCACCCACTCTGGTTGCTGGGAGTGGGCTGCTTCGGTGGGGAAGCAACGGAGCGTGGCGTGAGGATCTTCCTCGCAGCAATCGAGACAGCTCCCGAGCACAGCGTCGCCGCGGTGAAGGCGCGCGTGCCCTGGGTGCTGTCCTCGTACTTCTACGCCCGCAAGCCATCGAGCCCGCTGTGGTGGGACCGTGCGATGCGGCAAGCGGAGCTCCGGCTCGCGGACTCGGGCGCGTTCACCATCCGCACTGCGACCATCACCAAGGGCAGCAAGGACGGGCGCGACACTGAGGGCGTCGACTACGACAAGTACCTCTCCGAGTACATCGAGTGGCTGAAGGTGCAGAAGCGCGCCGGCCTCGCGGACTACTGGGTGGAGATGGACATTGCGGTCGCTGTCGGCTACCCGTGGGTCGAGAAGCAGCGTCTCGCATACGAGCGCGCAGGGCTCTCCGAAGGTCTCGTCAATGTCTGGCACTCGGACAAGGACTGGGACTACTGGCTGTACCTGCTCGACGAAGCGCGACGACCGGGGCGCTCCCGCTACGTCGCCATCGAGTCACATCAGCGCGATCGTCGCCCGCTCGAGTACGCGAAGTTCCTGCGCGCTGCCTATGATCGCGGCGTGCGCGTGCATGGCTTCAAGATGACCGCGTCCGACGACATGCACCTGTACCCGTTCTTCTCCGTGGACTCGTCGTCGTGGATCGCGCCGATGCTGTACGGGATGAACTTCATGCGCCGCTCCGACGGCACGCTGCAGGGCATCGCTCGCAACGCGCAGAAGAAGCTCAGTCCGAGCCAGCTCATCATCCCGCCTGCGGTGCTCGACAAGTGCCGCGGCGGCACGATGCCGGATCGGATCGACGCGCTGAAGTACAGCGCTGAGGCGTGGGTGCGGTTCGGGCAGGACATGCTGCGCATGTGGCGCGGGCGTGGAGTGGACTGGGACAAAGCGGTTGAGGTGAATGGGCGATGACGACGGAGATGACACAGGTGAAGGTGGCGGGACTCGAGCTCCGTGCGATGAGCCCGACGCAGCTCATCGCGAACAACTGGAACCCGAACGAGATGGACGTTGCGACGTACGAGAAGACGAAGCAGTCGATCCGCGAGAACGGCTTCATCGACCCGATCCTGGCGCGCGAGGTCGATGACCTCGAAGAGGGCCAGCTCGAAGTGATCGACGGCGAGCACCGCGTGCGCATTGCGCTGGAGCTCGAGCTGGACGCGATCCCCGTCATCAACCTCGGCAAGGTCGAGCGTCCGCAGGCGCAGAAGCTCACCATCATCACGGACTACCTGCGCGGCCGCCCGACGCCGGACAAGCTGGCGCTCGTCGCCAAGGAGCTGTCCGAGGTGCAGCCCCTCAGCGAGCTCGAGGCCACGCTCCCGTACACGGGGGCGGAGATCACTGCGCTCGTGCGCACGACCGAGCAGTTCGACTGGGGCAAGATCCGCGAAGAGGAGATGACGCCCGTCGGCAACGGCAAGCGCACACAGCACGTGGACACAGGGGCCGAGCACCGTCGCGTCTCCATCGGGCGCATCGCAGGCACGATCCCGACCTGGCTCGTGAACGAGCTGGCCGCCGAGTTCGACCGCACCGCTGCGGCGCGGGGGAGCACGTCACTCGAAGCCGTGTTCATGGACTGGGCTGAGCGCCTGAAGAACACCGAGCCGTCGACCAACGAGCGCGCCCGCACAGGGGCGAAGTCCAAGCCCGCAGCGAAGAAGGGCGGCGGACGCAAGCCCAAGGCACAGACCGCAGCGAAGGGAGAGGGGTGAGACCATGCCGACGACAGTGACCAAGCGCCTGGAGATCGACGCCGGGCATCGCCTGATGAAGCACGAAGGCAAGTGCGCGAACTACCACGGGCACCGCTTCGCCTTCGAGATCACGTGCACCGCGGACGAGCTCGACGACGTCGGCCGCATCGTGGACTTCTCGATCATCAAGCGCCGTGTCGGGCAGTGGCTCGACGAGCAGTTCGACCACGGGATGATCCTGGAGATGGGCGACCCGCTCATCCCGTTCCTGCAGGAGCAGCGCCACAAGCTGTTCATCCTGCAGCCCGGCACCGCACCGACGAGTGAGAACCTCGCGCGCGTCGTCTTCGATGTCGCCCAGCACGCGCTGCACGACACCGGGGCGAAGGTCGTGCACGTGAGCTGCTACGAGACTCCGACCTCGCGCGCCGGCTACAGCGAGGTGCGGAAGTGAAGACGTACGGAGTGAAGGCAGTGTTCGACACCGTGCAGGGCGAGGGAGCACGTGCAGGGATGCGCGCTGTGTTCCTTCGCCTCACGGGATGCAACGCATGGAACGGTCACGTCGAGGATCGCAAGATCGGCAAGGGCGCGTGCGCACGCTGGTGCGACACAGACTTCGTCGGCGGGGAGAAGCTCGACGCCATGCAGATCGTCGACCGTCTCGAAGCGTGCTGGCCCTCTCGCAGCACGCCCGGTGTCCGTCGCCAGGTTGTGGTGACAGGGGGTGAGCCTGCCCTGCAACTCGACAACCCGCTCGTCGCCGCACTGCATGGGCACGGGTGGGCCATCGCCGTCGAGACCAATGGCAGCGTGGACAACCCTGCCCTTCGCAACGTCGACTGGATCACGGTGTCGCCGAAGATCGGCCTGGAGCTGAAGATCCAACACGGTCTCGATCGCGGCGTCGATGAGCTGAAGATCGTGCTCCCCGGCAGCGACGCCGCAGGCTGGACGGACGAAGAGCTGCTCACGCTCGAGCGCCGTCTGCGCGCACGCCATCTGTTCGTGAACCCGATGGATCCGATCAACCCGAAGTTCGTCCAGATCAGCCACCTGCACGGCATGTCCAGCGAGGGGACGAACGAAGCGGAGTACCGCGCCAACGTGAAGCGCTGCCTCGACTTCGTGCAACTGCACCCGCAGTGGCGCGTGGGCGTCCAGCTCCACAAGTACCTGGGGGTGGAGTGATGTCGACCCCCGCGATGCCGTCGCCTGCGGTCGTGCCCAACGGCGTGCTCATCGAGACCAGCACGGTCGAGCACGCGCGCAACGGGCTGGACGGGTACACCTACGTTATCCGACTCAAGGTCGGCAACGGTCCTGGGCGCACGAACCCTGAGCTGCTCGCACTCGCTGAGGCGCTGAACAGCGCCGTGACCTCGAACGCAGGCTTCGGGAGCATCTCGCAGAAGCTCCGCGCGCTCGCCGACAAGATGGACGCGGACGTCGCGCGCGTGCTGCTCGAGAAGCAGGAGTCTGACGCACGCCTCCACGAGCAGCTCGGTGGGACGATCCCAGGCAGCATCAAGGACGCCGTGCAGCAAGCCGCAGCACGTCCGGGGTACGCACCTGCGTTCCAGCCGCAGCTCGACACAGGGCTGGGCCTGGACGCACTCGGCATGACCTGCGGCCTCACCCGTCACACCGGGGAGACCGACGACCTGTACCGCACCCGGATCATGCAGGCAGCAGGCATCCCGTGACCTCCCCTCGCGCACCCCTCCCGCCTCAGTCCCTCCCCGAGCGCCCCGCGCGCTACCGGAGGGGTGCGTCGACGCCCCATCCCATCCGCTTCAACGACGCGCTGTGGGCAGACTTCTGCGCCCACGTCCGTGCGCAGGGGCACGAGCCTAGCGAAGCCCTGCGCGCGCTCGTAGAGGCGCTGCTGGTGGCGGCGAACGCTGTGGGCTGCGCACTGCCCCAGCCCCCTCCCGGAACCGTGGAGCTGGCGTCGCGCGCTACGAGTGCGCTACAGTCCAACCCTGCGAAGTCCCGTACCGATGGTCTCATTGTGGACGACCGGATGGAGGAGCTGCTCTCGGAGCGTCGACGAAAGAACAAGCCAATTCGGTAGGACTGCTAAGAACTATTGAATACTCGAAGGTGATGGATGGGAGCTCGCGCGCTCACAGTTCAGATGTGGAATGACTTGGTGGCGGCTTTCCGCGACCAGCCCGGCAACGTCTCCAATGCAGCCAGACGCGCAGGAGTCAGCCGCGCCACAGCGCACAAGGCGTGGGAGAAGGGCTGGCGCTTCAAGCCCTGGGGCAAGGTGCCGATCGAGCAGGTGCTGAAGGACGAAGCGGAAGCAGCACGCGCAGCTCGCATCGCAGCGGAGCAGGAGGAGGCACGCCAGGAAGCCGAGCGCGCCATCCAGGCCCGACTCGATGCGATCCAGGCCCGAGCCGAAGAGGCGACGATGGTGCGCCACGGCCGCAAGGGCGCGACGAACCTCGCCGTCATCTCCATCAAGCTGACCGTGCTCGTGGACAAGCTGGTGAACGAGATGGAGCGGCGCATGGACGCGGGCGGGCTCCAGACCATCAGCCCGAGCGAGATGCGGAAGTGGGTGATGACGATGGGCACGACGATGCACCACGCCCACTCCGTGATGCGGCTGGCACTGGAGATCGAGCGCATCGTTGCCGGCGAGCCTATCAGCGTCATCGGTGTCCGGGTCGATCACATGAAGCCCGAGCAGATGGTCGAAGAGCTCTCCAGCATGGCCCGCACACTCGAGCGCGCCCAAGGACTCGCGGAGCGGAAGGCTGCCTCCGACCTCGCTGCGGCACAGGTGAACGAACTCGGTAGTAATAAGGTGAACTGAGCACAACCTGTTAGAGCCATGAACAACTCTGCAGAACCCTCAACGACTCCTCAGAAGTGTGACCTCAAGGCGCTGAAGCAGCGCATGGGCTGGACACCGGTCAGTGATGGCGAAGTCGCACAGGGCTTCCCGATCGCTCCTGTTCGCATCGACGCACTGGAGACGGCAGGCGTGCTGCGTCGTCACCGCGACTACGGACCGGCGCACCGGAGCGGGTTCGCCACGGTGAACTACGAGCTGCTCGCGCCGTACACCTGGGACGACGCGCTGTGCATCGACCGGCTGCTGAGCGGAGCGGTCCCGTGACGACACACGACGTGATGCTCTCGGTCGCACTGCTCACCGTGCTCGTCGTCCTGGTGACGGAGAACTCCTGATGGCCAACTACCGCTGCACCGGATGTGGAGTGAACTGGGTCGATGCCCCGCAGTTCATCACCGATGACCGATGCCCGAACTGCGGCGCTGCGGCAGTGTGGGTTGCGGTGGACGATGCGAACAGCGACGGTCCCCTCATCGACGCGATGAAGGAGGCGACCCTCATCCACTACGAGCGCATGCCGTGCGACACCGACCCGCTCGTGGCGCGGCTGCGCCCGCTCATCCATGAGCACAGTGAGGCACGCATTCCGTTCGTGCGGTGGGAGCGCGGAGAGATCACCCGCAGCGAAGCGCTGGTGCAGATGCTCGAGCTTGCGTTCAGGAGCCTGCAGAACACGCGGGAGCACGCCGTTCAGATTGCGCTGCACGCGAACGCGCTGGTACCGGTGGCGAAGTGATCGACCTCGTACCCGACAACGTCATCTCGAACCCTGACGTGCTCGCGGAGTGGCTCGCACGCCATCCCGCACAGGCGCAGGTCATGGTCGAGCGCCATCACCAGCTCCGGCTGCACGTGGCGCGCGAGGACGTGAACGAGTTCATCGAGTACGTCGGTCGCGACGAGCAGACAGGGAAGCGGATCACGCAGGCCCCTGTGCACCTCTCCTTCCAGCGACTCGCGGAGGAGCACAGGCGACTCATCATCTGGGGGCACGTCGAGTCCGGCAAGACGAACCAGATCGCGATCCTTCGCACGCTGTGGATGCTCGGGCGCAACCCGGACCTGCGCATCGCCATCGTGTGCCGCAGCACGCGCAACGCGGAGAAGATCGTGGGCGCGATGCAGCGCTACATCGAGAGCTCTGAGGCGCTGCACGAAGTCTTCCCTGACCTGCGGCCGGGGAAGAAGTGGACCGACACCGCGTTCACCGTTGCAGCACGCAGGGGCTTCGCGAAGGACTTCAGCGTGCAGGCGGTCGGCGTCGGCACGACCATCCAAGGTTCGCGTCTCGACATCGCGATCCTCGACGACATCCTCGACTGGGAGAACACGCGCACCGACGAGCGCCGGCGTCAGGTGATCGAGTGGTTCGGTGCGACGATCGGCGGTCGCCTCACGGAGCACTCGCGCGTCATCATCATCGGGAACGCATGGCACCCGGACGACTTCCTGCACCACATGGCGCGCAACCCTGCGTGGCGCGCGTTCCGCTTCCCCGTGATGGACCGCAGCACAGGGGCGCTACGCTGGCCGCAGCGCTGGAGCAGGGCGCGCATTGATGCGTGGGAGCGGGAGTGGGGCAGCGCTGAGGCAGCGCGCCAGCTCTACTGCGAGGCGCGAGACGACGCCGAGGCCCGCTTCAAGCGGTCGTGGATCGACCAGTGCCTTCACCGCGGAGAAGGGCGCCGCATGACGCCGATGCTCCGAGCCCTGCCCCTTGGGTATCGGACGTACACCGGAGTCGACGTCTCGACTGGCGAGGGCAACGACTACTCGTGCCTGTTCACCATCTGCCTGCACCCGAGCGGCGATCGCGAAGTGCTCTGCGTCGAGACCGGGAAGTGGTCGGGGCCGGAGCTCGTGAAGCGCATCATCGACACCCACGAGCGCTACTTCTCCATCGTCGCCGTGGAGTCGAACGCCACGCAGAAGTTCATCACCCAGTTCACAGGGGGCGCTGCACCCGTGAAGAACTTCCGCACCGGAGCGAACAAGATGGACCCGCAGTTCGGTGTCGAGTCCATCGCCGTAGAGATGGAGCGCGGCCAGTGGATCATCCCTAGCGCAGGGGGCCGGCCCCACACGCGCGAAGTCGAGAGCTGGATCCGCGGCATGCTCTACTACAACCCCGGGGCGCACACGGCAGACGAGCTGATGGCGTGCTGGATCGCGCGCGAGGCTGCCTGCCACCGCGTCGGGCGCGTGAAGTCGGGGACCAAGACGACCCTGCGCCGCTGAGCGTGGACACCCTGGTCCCGGTGACGTAACGTCCGGGCATGGCGTTCACGAAGATCACGAACACGTCGGATGCGTCCATCACGTTGCCGTTTCCACTGCAGGGCATCCTCGCTCCGGGAATGAGCGTCGTGGTCGGAGTGTCGGTTGCGGTGTTGCTGGCGACCGTCACTCCTCCGCGCGAGCTGCGGTTCTCGGATCTCCCGACGGGGACGTATCCCGGCCCAGCGGATAGCGCGTACCAGGGCTACCTCAACGCCGACGGAACCATCGCGCAGGTGCCATCGCGTTACGTCGCGACCGCAGTCAGCTACGCGATGCAGGCCGGTGACTCGATCGTCGGCGTCACCGACACGAGCGCACCGCGCACAGTCACGCTCCCTGCGAGCCCGCAGGAGGGCGTCGTCATCATCGTGGCGGACGAGTCGAACAACGCAGCGGTCAATCCGATCACGGTGCAGGGTGCGAACGGTGTACTCATCAACGGAGCAGTGTCGCAGCAGATCAACACGAACGATGGCACCTTCGCCGCATACTGGAATGGGACCGGTTGGAGGATGACGTGAGTAGCGCGCTACTCGCGGCGGCGGCGAGGGGGGCGCGGCGCTCGGCGCAAGCATGGAGTCCTGCGCAAGCGACATCGGCACCACTTTGGACATGGATCCAGCCCTCTATCTTTGGCCCTGAGATGACTCTCGGCGCAGCGAAGTCGCTGTCAGGCACGCCCGTATCAATCATCACGAATCGCGCTGGCGGTTCGAACGGAGTCTGGCGGGCAGACGGCAACCCCGCAGGCATGCCGAACTGGGTCGGTGCCCCTGCTTCCGGCGTCGGGCGTCCCGCATTGCTGTTCGCAGGCTCGCAGGTCTTTGGGTTCTCGAACGGCTCGCCCCGCGCCGCGACGTCAATCAACGCACCGAGCGGATGGACGATCGCCGTGCGGTGTATTCCGATCGCCTCGGGCTCGTTCTACGGCGGCACCGTTGTCGGCCTGAACAACCCGGCAGCTGCGGGCATCTCGGTGCGAACCGCGGGACATGCAAGCGGCGCAGGTATCAAGCTCACTGACGGTGCTGGGCACACGCTCGCAAGCAGCGTCACCCCTGTTGCGCTCAGCGAGTACGTGGTGGTCGTGACACATATCGCGTCGACGGGTGCGACACGCATGACCGTCGTGCAGATGGACGGCACGACTACTGTGACGACTGGAACGATCACAGGTGGGATGCCCCTGAACAATACGTTCCAGACGATCGGTTGCGACGGCTCGATCGCGGATACGTATTTCGGGCACGTCTCGGAGTTCGCGCTCTACACCGCCCCGCTCGCCGATGCCGAGCACGACAAGCTCGCTGCATACCTTCACAACCCATTGCGCACGCCGCTCACCACGTCGGGCACGCCGTATGTGTGGGGCACCGGCGATTCGCAGATGGCGGGCTACGACGCCACGGACTTCCTGGCAGTGATTCTCTCGACGATCACGACGCCAGTGATCTCCTTCAACGGCGCGATCAGCGGGCAGTCGCTCAACGCAGACATGAACCCGAACTTCGCTGGCCGCGAACGGATCATGCTCATCAACAGCGCGAAGTGTGGATCGCAGCAGGTGATCTGCGTGCAGGCGATCGTGAACACGCTTCAGCAGCGACAGAACCCGAGCACGGTACTCGCGGATCTGACGACGTACGTGCAGTCGATCCAAGCGGTCGATCCGGCGTGCGTCATCGTCGCGGGCAACTGCACGGGCCGCTCCGGAGAGGGCACGAACGCGATCTACGCGAACTACGGGCCGGATGAAGCGACGTTCAACGCGCTGCTTGCAGCGAACGCGGCGTCGCTGGGGATCCGTGTCGCGGACGTCGGATCGACCGCGCTGGGTGCTATCCCACCGCTCACTGGTGACGCGTACCGCGTCGTCGATGGGGTCTCGCCGAATCGCGCTGTGGTGCATTGGAACGCGTCGGCCGGGCAGCCGCTCGCGGCTCCGAAGTACCGCGCACAGCTCCCGTTCTTGTGAGGTGACCCCGTGACGAACCTTCTCTCGCTGCTCGCCTCCGCGCTTCTGCTCATGGCGTGTGCGGCTCCATCCCAGCACGATGCGCAGCGCTTCGGCACCGTAACCGTCGCGTTCCTCCTCAACGCCTGATCCCTTCCCTGCCCTCTTCTGGCCTGCTACCGTCGCAGGCATGGCCACCTTCACACAGACCGTCGATGTGTCGGGCACCGCAGCGTACCCGGCGAGTCCGCAGGTCACGATCCCGTTCATCCCGAAGACGATCACTGTGGTCTGTGAGGACAGCACGGACGACGCATGGGTGTCGTTCGATGGCTCGACCGACGCAGCGCACATGGTGCCAGGGACGCCCGATCAGCGACTCGTGTTCAACCAGCGCGTGACGAAGGTCTGGCTGAAGCGCGGGGCCGCCGGCGCAGCGCCGACCAACGTCCAGGTGATGGCCGAGGCGTACTGATGCCGCGGTTCGCACAGAGGGGGCCGCACGGTCTGCGGCTCCCGGACACGTGGCTACCCTCGGACCTTCCGAACCTGTTCGCGTGGTATCGCTCCGACGCACAGAACATTGTCGGCGGGACGAACGGCGTTCAGCCGCTGGCAACATCGTGGACGGACCGCAACGCACGGACCTGCTGAACAAGGGACACGTGTTCGCAGTGACGTTCACCAGCACGGCGGTCGGAGTCGCGTCGCACACATACGTCGATGATTCGCAGACCGCATACTCGCTTGGAGACGTCAGGCAGGGGCAGCTCATCGATCTCGAGATCGGAGCGGGGCTGCTCGGCTGGGCAGGCCCTCGTTGGCTTCATGTCCGAGCTGCTGTTCTTCCAGGGCGCACACGACGCGGCGACCCGAGCGCGTGTCTTCGCCTATCTCGGTCACAGGTACGGCCTCGCCGTAGCGTGACGGTGGTCGGTCGTGGCGTCTGTGCGTTCGTTGCGATAGCTTCGACGCACTACCATGCCCATCCCTGCAGACCCTCGTGAAGCGAACCAGGCGGCGTACAAGCTCGGCGGCACGGTAGCACCGGATGCGGCTGCATCGCGGATGAACCCGCGGCAGATGGAGCTCAACCGGCGCTACGCCTACTTCCGCGGCAGTTGCTACGACCACCGGGCGTTCGACTGGAACGGGGAGCCGGTGCTCGACACCAACGCCATCCCGCGCGAGCGGTCGATCCCGCCAGGGTTCTCCGATCCGTACGGGAACACGGACGCGATCTCGCTGAAGTACCGACGCCCGTCCGCGCCGTACTACCTCGGCAAGGTGATCGTGAAGCGCTTCACCGGGCTGCTCTTCTCGCACCGCAAGCATCCGAAAGTGAAGGTCCTCGGCGACCCGCAGAGCGAGGAGTGGCTCGCCGCTGCGATCGAGGCCGGACGCCTCTGGGCGCAGATGATCGAAGGCCGTGACCTCGGCGGCGCGATGGGCTCGGTCGCCGTCGGGTACGAGATCCACGATGGCCTGCCGCTGTTCGAGGTCTTCGACGCGCGCTTCTGCACGCCGGTGTTCAAGAACCGCCTCACGCACGAGCTCGCGTCCATCGAGATCCGGTGGTCCTACAAGGACTGGGTCCAGGCCCTCGACGGCGAGTGGCTGGAGGTCGAGCTCTGGTCTCGCCGCATCATCGACGAAGAGCACGACATCCTCTGGCAGGGTGCGATGGCGGGAGAGAACGGCGAAGAGCCTGACTGGAACGCTCCCCAGAATGTGATGGGCGAAGTCATCGAGCCCATCGTGAAGGAGCACCGTTGCGTCGATCACCGCGGCCGTCCTGCGGTCCCGGTGGAGTGGATCCAGAACCTCCCCGTCTCAGGCGAGATCGACGGCGACCCGGACTGTCACGGCGCCTACGATCTGTTCGAGCAGATCGACGCGCTCACCGCACAGGCCAACCGCGGCATCCTCGCGAACTGCGACCCGACGCTCGTGATGAGCACGGACGACGAGCTCGCCGAGATCCGCAAGGGCAGCGACACCTTCATCCGGCTGCCGAAGGGCGACTCGGCTGAGTACCTGGAGATGCAAGGCTCGGGGCCGAAGAGCGCCATCGACCAGGCGGACCGACTCGAGGACAAGGCACTGCGGCTGACGCAGTGTGTGCTCGACCAGTCCCGCAGCACCGTGAACAAGACCGCGACGGAGGTCGAGAAGGACTACTCCGCGATGTGGGAGAAGGCCGACGTGCTGCGCGAGCAGTACGGTGAGCGCGGGCTGAAGCGCCTGCTCATGAAGCTCCTCGCCACCGCACGCGCGCTTCTCACCGCACCGCCGACGCAGAACCCGGAGACCGGTGAGCTCGAGCGCGTCGCCATCATCCTGCCGCCGAAGATCGCGAAGGACGCCAAGGGCAAGGTGAAGGTCACCGAGTACGAACTCGGCCCCGGTGGCTACATCACGTTCCAGTGGCCGGGGTACACCACGCCCACGGTGAGCGATGCGCGCACGGCAGTGGGTGCGGCGAGTGATGCGATGAACGCAGGGCTGGTGGACGACGAGCATGCGGCCGCGTACATCGCGCCCATCTTCCAGGTCGAGGACCCGAAGGAGATGCTCGCCGCGATCGCGAAGAAGCGCGCGGACGAAGAGGCTGCGTTCGCTGCTCAGACCACTGGCGATGCGACCGCTCCGGTCGAAGCTGGCGGCGAAGACGGCGAAGGCTCCTTCAAGACGTTCCAGTACGAGATGGAGGCAGGCATCGTCACCATCGACGAGATGCGCATGTCGAAGGGGCTGCCGCCGCTCGCGATCGACGGGGACCTCACCGTGCCGCAGATGAAAGCCAAGTACGCGGCGATCTACGCCCAGAGCACCATGGTCTCGAACGAGACCGGCGCCGAGAAGGTGCTCGGCATCGCGTCGCCCGACGCACCACCCGCAAACCAGTAGCCGCGCGAATCGTCGCCCTCGTGCACAATCTACGTGCACGAGGTGTGAGTGATGAAGTGGACGTGTCCGAAGTGCAACACGCCGATGCGGCGTGAGGACGGCGGTTGGCGCTGTCCTGTTTGCTCGTACTGGATCCCGCGTGCGGTGATGCCGGTGCTCAACGTCTGGGCGTGGGCTTGTGCATGTGCGGACTGCATCGGTGGAAGACCGTTGTGGCGGTGCGCACGATGATCTGCTGCGTGAACGGATGGTGCAGCGGAGGCCACGGCTTCTGCGTCTGCGTGCACTGCGGGGAGCTGAAGGTCGATCCACTCCATCCGCTCGTGTACGAACCCGATGTGCCACCGATCAACGCAGGTCCCTACCGCACGCCAGGAGCGCAACGATGAGCACGCGATTGATTGTGAACGGGCGCACGGTGTTCGCGACCGCGGACTACCTGCGCGACCAGAAGCTCCAGCGTCGCTTCGCGAAGAGCCGCAAGGCTGAGATCGAAGAGATCATCGAGCAGCAGAACAAGGAGCCGGAACCGGTGGCCACTCCGGTGCGTCGCCGCTCTCCGTTCCTGCCGGGGCAGCCGTTCCACTGCCCCGCGGACAAGGTGGTCTACCGCATCATCGCGCGCCTCAACCCTGCCGAGGGCTGGGTCACGGGCGGCGTGGTGATGGGCTGGTACGGCGTCGACTACCCGAAGGTCCTCGAGTGGGTGAAGCGCGGGCTGCTGGACGCAGCGATGGAACAGGGCAGCCCCACGAAGCGCTTCCGGGTGCTCGATCCCGCAGCGTGCAAGGCAGAGGCGAAGCTCCCGCCTGCACCGGCCCCGAAGAAGGGACGTGGCAAGAAGCGATGAGCAAGCGCAAGCGCCGTGCTCGCCGTCGTGCAGCACGCAACCGTGCCGAGTACCGCGAAAGTGCGCTCCGCATGCTCATGGACCAGCCCCTGCGCGTGATGACGCGCGAGTCGCTCGCCGTTTCGATGAAGAAGCTCAACGACGCGCTGAAAACGGTGACGGAGAAGATGGTCGAAGAGAGCGTGTTTCGACAGTCCGTGTTCCTCGAGTTCTTCAAAAAGGTAGGCGTCGACAATGCCGAAGAAGTTCGATCACCAAACCCGGTTCCACCAGAAGCGTGAGCAGGAAGCGAAGCGTCGCGCGTTCGACATGAGCTCGAAGCGCATGCGCGAATGGGACACGGTCTCCGCGCACGACCTGCGCCTCGGCGTGATGTGGGGAATGGAAACACTCGCGCAGATGGGAATGGCAGAGCTCCGCACCGACGGAACGGTGCTCGAAGGGCGACTCTGCGACGGTGTCACACGCGAATCAGCGATGGGGGCACTCGCACTTCGGCGTCTCGACGTCGATGACGCACGCAACAAGAACCCGATTCTCCTCGGCAACTCGATCGCAGCAGGGTTCAGCGCCGCTACCCCTGCCC